GTCGGCACCGTTCCCGGCTACGAATCGGCAAGGGTGCCCGGCAATGGCGTACTTGCGTCCTCGCGCAAGTGAACAGATGTTCGGATGGCCGATGATGCGGGCCGAGCTCAGGACCAGGGCCGCCGGCACCGACGCGCCGGCAAGCCGTCCGCCGAGACGACGACGCTGCTCGCTGAGTACCAGGCGTCGATGCGGTCGGAGCTGCGCGGCCTTCTCGTGGACCTTCGCGGGAAGCTGCCGGATCGCGGCCTGGGCCTCGAGCCCGAGCCGACCGAACCCGTCCGCCCGGCCCTGAAGGAGCGGATCCCGATGTGGGACCTCGCGATGAAGCTCGGCCGCGAGCTCGGGACCGAGGTCGACCCGGCCGGCGTGGGCGGTGATTCGACCCCGGCCGCGCCTGCAGCTCGTCGACGACGCGGCCGGATCGACTTCGGGTGAGCCGGCGCCTCCCGGCGCCACGCTGGCAGACTCCGCTCCCCTCTTCGGTCGTCGGCTCGTGGGGCCCGGACGTCATCGCCTGGGCGCAGGCCGAGCTCGGGATTCGATACGACCGGTGGCAGCGGCGCGCGCTGAATCGGGCGCTCGCCTTCGACCGGACCGGTCGCCTGGTCCACGACCTGTACCTGATCAGCACCGGCCGTCAGAACGGGAAGACGGCGATCGTGCGCGGGATCACCGGCTGGGCCCTGACGGCGCCGGCGATCCCGGACTGGCACCGGATCCTCGGCCTCGCCCATGACCGCGGCCAGGCGCGGATCCCATACGAGGCGGTCCTGGCCGACCTGCAGCCGATCCGCCGGCGCTATCCGCGCGGCGGGTTGGCGCTGACCAGGTATCTCGGCATCCGGTCGGACCTGTACGGCGTCCATCGCGAGTACCACACCGGCAGCCGCGAGAGCCGGAACGCGATCCGCGGGACGACGAACGACCTCGGGATCTTCGACGAGGTCCGGACGCAGACGAACTATGAGACGTGGGCGGCGCTCGAGCCGACGACGACGGCGATGCCCGACCCGCTGGTCATCGGCCTGTCGACGGCCGGCGACGACCGGTCGGTCCTGCTCCGGGACTGGTGGGAGCGCGGCCGGCGGATCATCGACGGCGCCGAGCCGTTCGCCGGCTTCGGGATGACCTGGTACGCGGCCGACGATGACGACCATCCCGAGGATCCGGCGGCCTGGCGGAAGGCGAACCCGTCGCTCGCCGAGGGCCGCATTCCGCAGTCGGCGATCCTGTCGAGCCTCTACACGCTCAGCCCGCAGTCGTTCCGCTCCGAGCGGCTGAACCTGTGGGCGACCGGCGGCGACGAATGGCTGCCGCCGGGGACCTGGCGGGCGCGGAACGCCGATCAGCCGACGGCCGGGATCCGAGTCGTGCTCGGGGCCGAGGCCGTCCCGACCTGGCGACGCGTGACGGTCACGATCGCGATCGTGACCGACGCCGGCGCGTGGATCGGTGTCGCCGGCGAGCTCGACAGCGGCCGGACCGGCGGAAGCTCGATCGCGCCGGCCGAGCTCGTCCGCCTGGTCGGCCGGCTCGCCGGCGAATGGCACGCCACCGAGCTCGCCTTCAGCGCGGCGGCGGCCGCGGCGCCGCACCTGACCGAATGGTGCGAGGTCGCGAAGGTCCGGGCCGTGCCGCTGGGACCGCGCCAGATTCGCGCGGCGTCGTCGCTGTTCCGCTCCGAGCTGATCGGCGGCCGGCTGACGCACGGCGACGACCCGTTGCTCGCGCAACAGGTCCGGATCGCACGGCCGAGCTCGTCGCTCGAGGGCGGCGACTGGTACTTCAGCATCCGCGACAGCGACGGGGAGATTGACGCGCTCCGTGCGGCCGCCTGGGCGGCCTGGGCTGCGATCGCGCCCGAAGAGCGCGCGCCGGTGCCGGGTCTGCATATCTGACCGTCCTGGTCGATCCTAGAGCGTCTTTCCTTGACTTCCTGCACATAATCGACAACGCTTCAGTCCGTGGGACTGGCCGACCGCATCACTGACGCGATCTTCGGCCGCCGCGACATCCTTCCAGCTCCGATCCAGATGATCGGCTTTCCGCTCGACGGCGGGCTGATCCCGGGCGGCATCACCCCGACGACCGCGCTCGGGCTCTCGGCCGTGTGGCGCTGCCTCGACGTCCTAGCGAACGGCGTGTCGCAGCTCGATTGGACCGAGCGGCTCGGCAACCTCGAGCTCCCGCCGTCGCACCTGGTCGACCGGCCGCAAGCACAGCGCACCCGGCGCGAATGGACCTCGGTCGTCGTCTCGACGCTCGCCCTGTACGACGTCTGCTACCTGCTGAAGATCCCGCCGTACGACGCGAACGGCTCGCCGCTGGCGCTGTGGTACCTCGACCCGACGATCGTCGCGCCGGTGATCGTCGACGCCTGGTCGCTGCTGCCGCCGACCCGCTACCGCGTCCGCGGATCCGAGGTCAGCGTCGACGACCTGGTGATCCTCCATCGCAGCCCGCAGCCGACGATCTTCGACACGAGCGCCGGCGTGATCCAGCTCGCACGGACGACCTTCGCCGCGGCGATCGCGGCCGAGCGGTACGCGTCGCGCTACTGGCAGGGCGGCGGCTCGCCCAACACCGTGCTCGAGACGGACGCCGTGATGACCGACCCCGAGGCGAACGCGATGTCCGATCGCTGGGCGCTCCATCGGTCGAAGGGCCCGGACCACGCCGCGGTCCTGTCGGGCGGGCTGAAGATGCGCGACTCCGGGGCCGACCCGACGACCGCGTCGGCCGTCGAGGCGCGGCGCGAGCTCGTCGCCGACATCGGCCGCTATTTCGGGATCCCGACCCGGATCCTGAACGCGCCGACCGGCGACAGCGAGACGTATCACACGTCCGAGGCCGGGAATCAGGACCTCGTCCGCTACACCCTGCAGAACTACATCGACGCCGTCCAGGACGCGATCAGCGGCGAGCTCGCCGCCGGTCACCGGATGGAAATGGACGTCGCGCCGCTGACCCGCGGCGTGCAGCTCAGCCGATACCAGTCGTGGCAGCTCGCGGTCGGCGGGCCGTGGATGACCCGCGAGGAAGCTCGCGAGGCTGAAGGGCTGCCGCCGCTCGAGGATCCGTCTCAGCTCGCGCCGGTAACGCAGCCGGCCATCGTGGGAGGTCCCTGACATGGCAAAGGCGAAGGACTCCGAGGCCGAGCCGACCGCGATCGAGCTCGAGCGCGCCGAGCAGGCTCGCGTCGAGGAGGCGATCGGCACGGTCACACGGATCCCGATGTCGACCCGGGTGGATCCGCAACAGGCGCGCGTCGAGGCGGCCCTGGCGGCGCTCCACCGGGGTGACGAGGATCCACAGGCCGCGGCCGACGCGCTCGACGAGCCGATCGCCCACCGGTCCGGCCGCTGGCGCCGCTCCGAGACGGTCGCGAGCGTCCGCCGGGCGGATCCGGCCAGCCGCGACATTGTCGGCCTGGCCGTGCCGTACGGCGCGATCAGCAATCAGACCGACCTCGACGGCCGCGGCGCGATCGGTCGGGAGACGGTCGCGCCTGGCGCCGGCCGCGATTCGGTCGCCTTCTGGATGACGCGCCAGGACGGCGCGCGGATGCCCTACCGGTCCCGTCACGGTGACCGACCGGTCGGCGCCGTCACACAGCTCGAGGACCGCGCCGACGGTGTCGGCTTCCGGGCCTCGATCTTTCCCGGCCAGGCGGGTGATGACTACCTGGCCGAGGTCGACGCCGGCCTGAACGGCGTCTCAGCCGAGTACGCGCCGTCGGCGACGACGCGAGGGCGGGACGGGCTCGTCGTCGCTCGCACGATCAAGCTGTTTGCGATCGCTGGCAGCGACGCACCGGCCTACGACGGTGCGCGAATCGCGCTCCGAGACATGGAGGACTCGATGAATTGCGAGCATTGCGGCGCGGCCATGACGGCCGGCGTCGCCCACACCTGCGCGTCGGCGCCGGCGAATCGCGACACGGCACCGACCCCCGCGGCGCCCGCGGCACCGGCGCCGGCCGCGCCCGCCCCCGACACGATGCCGCCGCTCACCCTCAGCCAGCGATCGATGCTCGAGGCGGCCGGCCTGACCGCGCTGATCCCGAACCGGTCGCAGGCCGTCGTGACCCGGCCCGAGGCGGTCTACAGCCCGCGCGGCGAATTCAACTACCTGGCCGACACCTGGTCGGCGGCCCGCGGCAACAGCGACGCCCGCGAGCGCCAGGAGCGGCACCGCTCGCACCTGGCCGACGTCGCGATCGTCATGGAGCGCGAAGCCGCCGCTCGGTTCCTCGACCCGGCGTACGCCGAGCGCGCCGGCGACCTGCTCAGCTCGGAGATCCCGGGCGCCTATCCGAACGACTATCTGCCGGGCCTGCTGACCCCGCGGATCTTCAAGGGTCGGCCGATGGGCGATTTCTACACGCGGTTCCCGATCGCCGACGGGCGGCCGCGGATCTTCGCGAAGGTCACCACGAGCGGCGTCGTGGTCGTCCAGTCGGCGGAAGGCGCGGCGCTCGGCACGACCGACATCGCGACGACCGCCGTCACCGTGAACCCGGTGATCTACGGCGCGACGATCGACGTCAGCCGGCAGGTGCTCGACGGCGCCGACCCGGCCGCGCTCTCGATCGTGTATCAGGACCTGCTCGAGGCCTACGCGCAGGCCTCCGAGACGGCCATCAAGACGGCCGTCGAGGCCGGCTCGACCGCGTCGGGCGTGGCGATCACGGCGGCGACGCCGTACATCGGCACGCTGCAGAACGTCATCAACTACTACGCGGTCCGGTTCCGCGGTGCGACCGGCGCGTTCATCCCGTCGGCCCTGTTCCCGGTCCTGGCCGCGCAGGGTGACACGACGGGCCGGCCGTTCCTGCCGATGATCGGCGCCGTCAACAGCGACGGGTCCACCCTCAGCGACGACACGTCGCTCGCCCTGGCGGTGCTCAGCGCGAGGACGGCGCTGTCGTACGCGTCGACCGTCAACGTCTGCGTCTTCGGTCGGCCGTCCGACTTCGTCGTGATGGAGTCGCCCATCGCGACCGTCCAGTACGACCAGGTCGTCGGCCCCCAGGCCGTCCGGGTCGGGCTGTACGCCTACCTCGGAATCGGGACGCGTCTCGGCTCCCTGAAGGTCACCGCGGCCTAGCCCACGCGGCCAGGCATCAGCGGCGCCGGTCGGCCCGGATCACCGGCCGGCGCCGCGCACACACGGAGGACCGATGGCGATCGTTGCGTATCCCGGACAGCTCCAGAACGCGCAGACGGGCAACGCCGACTCGACGAACACGATCCAGCGACCAGGCGGCGAGGTCAACCTGCGGCCGGCGGTCCTGCGGATCGTGTCGACGATCGGCGCGACGCCGACCGTCACGATCAAGATCCTCGGCAGCATCGACGGGACGACCTTCTTCAAGGTCCCCTACAGCGTCATGTCCGCGGCGCCTGGCGACTACAGCACGGCCGACATCGTCACCACGACGGCGAAGACCGAGCTCTATGAGCTGATGCCCGGCCAGGCGTGGAATTTCCTCAAGGTGAACATGAGCGTGAACACGAACGTCACGCTCACGACGGACCTTCTCTGATCGATGGCCGATCAGCTCTGCACCACCGCGCAGGTCAAAACCCGGATCTTCCCGACGGGAGTCACGGACACGGGCGACGACGCGCTGATCAGCGAGCTGATCGACCAGGTCAGCGGGTGGATCGAGACCTACACCGGGCGCAAGCTCGTGCCCGAGGTCGCCGCGACCTACGTCTTCGACACCGAGCCCGGGCAGGTTCTCCGGGTGCCGCGCGGGATCCGGACGATCACGTCGATGGGCGTCGCGCCGACGATCCATCAGCCCGACACCGGCGGCACCTACACGACGGTCCCGGCGGCCGACATCCTGCTGCGACCGAAGGCGGTCGACCTGCCGATCGGCTTCCCGCCGACCGAGGTCCACATCAGCCGCGGCGTCCTGGTCGGCACGATCAGCAAATTCGGCCGGGTCGACAACGGCGGGACGATCACCGGCGACTTCGGATGGTCGGCGACGCCGCCGGAAATCACCGCGATCACGATCGACGCAGTCGTGATCGGGTACTCGCATCGGAAGGACGGCAGCTCGGGCGCGGTCGGGCCCGACGACGTCGCCCTGCCGCCGTGGGCCCGGTTCTTCAGCCGGGGATCCCCACAGCGCGACACCCTGAACCGCTATCGCTATATGGCGCTCGCCTGATGCCCGACTTCGACGGGATCCTGACGGCGCTCGCCGGGCGGTACCTGGCGGCTCAGGTCACGCCGCCGGCGGGCGGCTACGTGAACATCCGGAGCTCGACCGGCGACCTGCCCGACGAGCTCGGGCCGCTGCCGTGCGTCGTCGTGATCCTCGACGGCGGGACCTTCGACCAGGGCAATCAGACGCGCCTGGCGCAGCACGATTTCCTCGTCCGGTTCTACTTCGCCGAGACGACCGACATCACCCGTCAGATGGTCGCGCTCCGCAAATGGCTGACGGTCCTGGTCGACCAGCTCCGGACGTCGACGAACCTGTCGGGGACGGTCGTCCGGGCCGCCGTGACCGAATGGCGCGCCGGCGTGATGAAGTACGCCGGCCGCGACTATTCCGGGCTCGAGCTGAAGGTGCACGCGGTCACGTCCGAGCCGTGGGTAGCGTCGTGACGACCGAGGCGATCACGATCGACGCGACCGACTTCGACAAGGCGGCCGCGGCGCTCTCCGCGGCGGGATTCGAAGAGGTCGCCGAGAAGCACATCAAGCACGCGCTCCGGGTCAGCGCGAACGTCGTCCGGAACAACGTCCGGTCGGAGGCGAGCCGCCACCGCCGGACCGGCAAGCTCGAGCGCGACGTGCATACGACGTGGAAGGGCGCCGGCATGGCGTTCCAGCTCCGCGTCAGCGCGACCGGCCCGGTCGCTCACCTGATCGTCGGCGGCGTCCGGCCGCACCGGATCGAGCCGGGTCACCCGATGCACGTCGGCGGCCTGATCGGCTGGCGGAACGTCGTCGAGGCGCGCGGCTTCCGGGGCGACCCGTTCGTGCACAAGGGGATCACCGACTCGCTGCCGGCGATCCAGAGGATCGTCACTCAGGCCGGCGCCGACATGGCGGCCGAGCTCGCCGCACGCATGGAGGGCTGACCGATGGCGCCGGGCATCCAGGACTTCACCTATTTCAACATCGGCAAGGAGACGGTCCACGGGACACCGGTCGCGCCGACCCGCCAGATGTACGCCGAGGGGACCGGCGTGCTCGCGCCGGACCTGGGCCTGAATTTCCATGAGAACGAGAACCGCGGCCGGCGGTCGAACATCGGGCGGGTGACGCAACAGCTCGAGGACGTCTCGCTGAAGATGCGGATGCCCGCGGTCAGCTTCGACGACCTGGTGCCGATCTTCGCGATGTTCAACGGGACCGCGACCGGCGTCGGCGGCGCGGCCGACAAGACGTGGACGCAGACGCCTTCGATGACCGCGGCCACGAATAACCCGCCGTCGTACTCGATCGACGTCGGCGACGACGTTCAGAACTGGCGCGTGCAGTGGGGAATGATCAGCCGGCTGAAGATGTCCGCGGCGCTCGGCCAGGTCACGAGCCTCGAGGCCGACTGGTTCGGTCAGCGGGCCATCAAGGGCGCGAAGGCGTCGCCGGCGGCCAACAGCGCGCCGAAGATCCCGGCCGAGCTCTGGACTGCGAAATTCGCCGCGACGTTCGCCGGCCTGGCCGGCGCCTCGGTCCAGACGAATCTCGTCGTCGGCTGGGAGCTCGAGCTGTTCACGGGCGACATCTGGCGGCACTACTTCGACGGCAATTTCTTCGGTGCCCAAAACGTCGAGACGTCGATCACCGGGACCCTGAAGCTCACGACCGAGGGGACCGCCTTCGCGGTGAGCGAGTTTTACGACAAATGGGCCGCTCAGACGACCGACTATCTGCGCCTGAAGGCGACCAGTCCGGTCGTCCTGGGCGGGTCGTTCTACTCGGCGCAGATGGACATCCCGATCGTGTGGTCGAAGGTCCCGCCGATCACGAAAGAGGACCAGGGCGTCAACCTGTACGAGGTCGAGGCGAAGGTCTTCGACGACGGCGTCAATCCATCGTTCAACCCGGTGGTCGTCAGCTCCCTGACGGCGCTGCCGTGAGCCGCGCGGAGCTCCGGGCGATCACCGGCGTCGCGGCCCGCCCGCCCGCCCGGACGGCGACCGTCTCGATCGAGGACGGACCGTACGCCGGGTGGCGAGCGACGATCCGGCTCGACTTCCCGACCCGCCTGCTGATCGGCTTCCAGTCGGGGATCCTGGCCGACATCCTGGCGTCGCTCGAGCTGATCGTGCTCGAGCACAATTTCCCGAACGAGGCCGGCGAGCGCGCGGCCAGCCTGGCCGACGTGGATCCGTACTCCGGGCTGCTCGCGATCTCCAACGAGATCGGCACCGCTCTCGGCGCGGTCCCAAATCGGTGAAGCTCGCCGTGCGGAGGATCGGCCGCGGCGAGCCGTCAAGGCTGCCGATCCGGTATGAGGTCGTCCTGGTCGCCGCGGCGCATGGGACGACGCCGGCGGACGTCCGGGAGTGGCCGGCGGACGACTTCTACGACGCGCTCGCGATGCTCGCGATCACGGGCCTGAAGCCGTGAGCGCGTCGACCGCCGAGCTGACCCTGATCCTGAAGGCGCAGAACCTCGCGTCCGGCGCCGTCGACGCGCTCCACACGTCGCTCGACACCGTCCAGACGAAAGCCGGCGCGGTCGCCGGCGCCTTCCGGACCGCGTTCGCCCGGGTCGGCTCCGAGCTCGCCTTCGGCCTGCAGTCGATCGTCGGCGCGTTCGCGTCGGGCGGCCTGCCCGAGGCCGCGGCGCAGGCCGGCCTGCTCACGGCCTACGCGCTCGTGCAGACGCTCGGCGCGTCCCTCGTCGAACAGCTCGCCGGATCCGCCTTCATCCAGGGGATCGCCGCCACGCTCGCGACCGTCGGCGAGGCGATCGGCGGCTTCATCGCGGCGGCGATCCCGATCGGGATGGCGCTCTGGCCGGCGCTGCTCGTGGCCGCGATCGTGGCCGGCATCGTCTTCCTCATCAACAATCCCGAGGTCGCGAAGCAGATCCTCGACTTCGCCGCCGGGCTCGTGTCCGGGATCGTCAACGGCCTCGACCAGCTCGGCAGGGCGCTGCTCAGCGTCTTCCAGGCGGCCGGCAAGCTGCTGCTCGACGCGACGATCACGATCGTGACCGGCATCGTCGGCTTCTACCTCTCGATCCCGGGGCGCCTGCTCGACCTCGGCCTCACGATCGTCAACGCGATCGTCGGCGGCATGATCAGCCTGCCGGGCCGGATCGCCGACATCGTCCGCCAGGCGTTTGCGAGCCTGCATATCGATATCGGCCCGTTCCACATCGACGGGAAGACCGGCGTCACGATCGACCTGCCGAACATCATCGGCAGCAATCCGGGTGCGCCCGCGTCGATCAGCTACTCGCGGGCCGGCGCCTACACCGGTCACGCCGCCGGCGGTTGGGTCGGCCTGCACGGGCCCGAGCTCGGCTGGTTCGGCGAGCGCGGCCCGGAGTACGTCATCCCGAACGACCAGCTCGGCCGCGGCGCGCCGACGGCATCCGGCGTGATGCTCCAGGGCGTCTCGATGGATGACATCCGGCGGGCGATCGATTCGGACCTGCTGTTCCGGCTCCGGATCGCCGGATCCGGGCTCGTGACGGGCTGATGCCGCTCGCCGCGGTCGTCGGCGCGGCCCTGACGACCCCCGGATCCCGGGTGTGGTCGCTGTTCGTCGACAGCCTCGAGGTCAGCAAGGAACCCGCGACGCCGGCCCGCTGGGGCGTCATCTGGCAAAGCGTTCAGCTGCACGTCGGCGGCGCCGGATCCACGAGCTCGCTGAGCTTCGACATCGACGACCCGACCCGGGTCCTGGCGCCGACCGAGGGGATGGAGGTCCGCCTGTTCCGGATGGGCCGGACGAACGTCGGCAACGGGACCGACCTGCCGTGGTTCGTCGGCACGATGGAGCTCGTGACGTCCGAGTACGACGGCGTGACGCGGGTGTGGCATTGCCGGGCGACCGGGATCGACGCTCTTCCGGACTGGTGCACGCTCGACGTCGACCTGACATTCGCGAACGGCGCGACGCCGCTCTCAATGGTCCAGACGATCGTCGCGAATTGCTCCAACACCGGCGGTCTGCGCGCGCTCGGCTACTTCGCCGACCAGCTCGGGACGACCGCCGCGCCGACCGCCAACATCAACGGCAGCCTGGCGAACGGGCCGATCACCATCAAGGCCGGGACGTCGATGCGGCGGGCCGTCGAGCAGGCCGTCAGCCTGTGCGTCGATGGCGTCACCCTGAAGGCCTGGCGCTTTCACGTCGACATGTACCGCGGCGTCCACCTGTTCGCGGTCGACCCGAACGCGCAGTACGCCGGGCCCGACGGGATCACGTTCATCATCCAGCCCGCCGGCAACACCGGCAGCGACTCGCGCTTCAGCCGGGACGGGACGACCGCGATCCGCCAGGCGACGTTCATCGGTGCCGCCGGCGTCCGCGGCTCGACGTCGGACGGATCCGGCCTGCGCGGCCGCTCGGCGGTGATCACCGACACGACGCTGACGACGGTCGGCCAATGCCAGGCGGCGGCCGCGGCCTACATCGCCGCCCACCGGACCAGCGTCCGCGGCGAAATCGGCTCGGTGGACATCGCCGAGGTGTCGGTTCCGTTCCTCGAGGCCGCCTCGGTCCTGTGGGCGACGCAGATCGACGAGGGCTTCGGCCTGATCCTGGGCGGGCTCGCTCAGGAGGTCGGCGCGCTGGACGTCACATTCAACGCCGGCGCTGCTCCGTCGGCCCGCTGGTCGTATGGCGGCCAGGAGACGAGCGCCGCGATCCTGCTCCGACGCTGGGCCGGCCAGCCGCTCGCATCGTAGGAGGCCGACCCGATGGCTGAAGCGTTCGTCAACGTCACCGAGGGCAGCGGCAAGAAGCTGCATGGCTGGGATCGGACGATCGGCGCGAATACCGTCGTCGACGAATTCACGCTGCCGGGCGAATACCCGATGGGGACATACACGATCAGTGCCGCCGCCATCGCTACGACCACGGCCGCGTCTCATCTCCTGCAGATCATGGCCGGCGCCTCGTTGAATGTCCGTGTCCGGCGGATCTTCTTGTCACAGAACGCCGCCCCCGGCAGTGTCTCGATCTGCCCTCTCCAGATCGTCCGTGTGACCACGGCCGGGACCGGCGGCGGCGCCATCACGGCCCGTCCATTCGACAACGCCGACGCCGCTGCCGGGGCAGGCGGCCTCACCCTGAACACCGTGAAGGGCACCGAAGGCAACATCCTGTGGGATCAAACGATCTGGCTCGGGACGGGCGCGATCCCGATCGTGTCGCCCTTCGTCTGGACCCAGATGCCGAACAGCAAGCCGATCATCATCCCGGCCGGCGTCGCGAATGGGATCGTCATCAAGAACACCCTGGGCATCGCGACGTCCACGGTGGACATCACGGTCGAGCTCGTGGAAACGGCGTTCGTGTGATGCTCGAGGGGATCGACGTCTCGGTCCATCAGACCAGGACGCCGTCGCTCCGAGGGCTCGGCTTCCTGATCGCTCGAGCGACGTACGGGACGACCCGCGATCCCCGTTTCCGGCAGCACATCGGCGCCGCTCGCGACGCCGGCCTGGTCACCGGCGCGTACTGCTTCGGCCGGTCAATGCCGGGCGCCGCGCAGGCCGACGCCACGCTCGAGGCGATCGCGGCCGCCGGCGGCGTCGACCTGGTCGCGCTCGACGTCGAGCCGGATGGCTCCGCACCAGGGATCGGCTGGCACGACGCCCGCGTCTGGACGGCGACGGTCACCGCGGCCGGCCAGGCGCCCGGGCTCTACGCGAGCGTGTCC